AGATTGTTTGAAGCGATATTCATCGTACCTGGGCATGTAGCCGAAGGTTTCATCGTCGATGAGTTTGTCATTAGAGACAAACAATTCGGAGTTCCTGACGGTTTGTTCTCCCAGGTGAGAGAGGACGGGCCAATAGAAGTCGAAGCGTGTTTGTCGAGAGTAATAACGCTCGAGGCCCTGTTGATAGGTGAGGTCGGCACGCACGTTGACGATGCCGATGATGTGTCCGTGTTCGGTGAAGGATGAAACAAACCCGTGGTTGTTTGCCGACACGGTAGCGTAGGCCGCAAGGTTTCCTTGCGGAGTAAGTGCAGTTTGAACGTCAGTAGCAGAGAAGCCGGTTTGTGCAACCGGGCTGACGTTAATTTGAGAGGACCCGCCGCCCAGGAACATGGGCCGCTGGTGAACCAGCAACGACGGGTCAGTGACTTGGAAGTGCGAACGCAGAATCTCGGGATACCGAGTGCCGCCTCTGGCGTCGCGTTCGAGTAGTTTTTGAATTTGGAAAGCTTCCCGCAGGTCGTTTATTGATATTGCGGTTGCTTGGGACAGGTCAGCATAGAGCGCCCCGAGTACCGGGGCACCAGGGCTGACGATGAGTGATGTGTCGGTCACCGGTAGGAATTGAGTAAGTGCGCCGCCGAGGAAGTCGGACTCTACGCCGGTGACGTCAGTGTTCGACGTATTAGCCACGGCGATGGGCGCAGAAGTGCCGAGGTTGATGTTTACTACTGGTCCCTTTTGCGGGAAGGGAAGCGATGAGGTGATGTAATCGCGTCGTTTTCGTCGCGTCCTGGGCGACGAGTTTACGGAGGTGGTTGAGTCTGGTCCGTCATCTGTTTGAAGGAACATGGGGTCGACGAGATTTTCGTCGCGGAACCAGAAGTTATAGATGTGTGTGTAACAGCGAAGCGGCAGAGCCGAGATTGTTACGAGATCGGGAATGGCCCCTGGCGGGACGCCGAGGTAGTCGCCGATTTGACCCTCGAGTGCGGCGCTTGCGCCGCCGTGTCTGGGGACTTGAAAGTCGATTGAATCTCCGGGCGTATCTTGTTCGCCCATGAATTTGACCCAGTTGTCCCAGATCTGTCGATACGGGACGAAGAAGAAGAAAGTTTCGAGGTAGAGATTGTCGAGGATGGGTTTTAAGGGTGTTGCGAGGCGTCCGAATAGAGACGCCCGCAGGTTGATTGTGTCGCCGGGCAGGACCTCCAGAGAGAGGATCGGAATTAATTTGCCAGCGTCGAATGTAGTTTTTAGACCGTGTGAAAGGTCGAAGGATGAACGAGGTATGTCAGCTCGTTTTGTCTGGGAGAATTGATGCTGTGGACGGGCCATTGCCTGATTCCGGTTCTATGGGATTGCGGAACTCTACACCATTTCCCAGTGATTTTTTCTCTTCAAGGATAAATTCGCCTGTGTTGTCGTCGAATGTGCCCAGCTTGAAGAGTGTGTAGTCCGCGGGATGCTTAGAGAAGTGGTGCTCCGCGGAATTGATGCAATCTGAGAAGGTACGTGTAGCGAGACCGATTGCAGGAACAAAGAAGGGGGGCATGAAGCACATAGCTTTTTCGTCGTAGACGGTGAATATTTGAAGCATTACAGATAGTCCCTTGGGAATTGTTTTTGCTTGATGTGTGCGTTCGATTCTCGAACGGAGAGTCTTTCCGGAGTGTTGTTGGGATCGCTTGACGCTTTTTCAATGCGTCGAAGTCGAAGTTTTTCTGCGAGTGCAGGATCAGATCGTTCCAGTAGTGTCCGATAGTAGGTTGGCACAGGCATTGTGCCGCCATCAGGTAATCGGGCTTGGTCTTGTGGAAAGAACGAGTCCGGATATTTTTTGTAGAACTCATAGCCGATTCCAGGTTTGAGGGACATTGCAACATATTCGAACGGGCGTAGAGATATTTCGCCGGTATCTTTGTTGTAGATGCAGTAGCGATCTTGTGTCGCTTCTGCAGTGTTTTGTTTTTTGAGAAGGTAGCGCGCGACGTATGCCGCGCTTTTGAAGGTGACCCCAGAGAGTTCGCACCAGCCAAGACCCCAGGTCTTGTCTAGTATTTTGGAGCGATAAATTCGGTTTCCTTTTCGTTCGGTAAAGAACGTTGCGTCAGGAAATGTATATCCGAATAGAAGTGCATGGTAGTGAGGGCGATTTGTTTTGTCGCCGTATTCGCCGCACATGAAGTAGCGGATTTTTTGTTTTGTGTTTTTGCGTAGGCGTTTTATGAATTTTTGGAAATGACTCTTGACGAGTATTCCATCCGGCGGGAGATCCTCCGGCCGGTAAGTCAGAGTGATGTAGCAGTTGTTGAGTCCCGTATCGTTTAATTGGGCTTCGTGATAACAGCGGAGCGCCCAGTCTTTTGATTTTGCGATTTTGCAGCCGAGGCAGCGTCCGCAGGGCAGTTGCATTGGTTGATTTGGGAAGACTGCCCGGGAGCGTTTGAAGGTAATTTGTTTGCCGGTTGTATGCCAACCGACAAGAGGGAGATAGCAGGGCATATCGTTCCCGTATTGCTGCAGCCGCCGAGGATTAACAAGGCGGCAATCAGCAGAATACCGCAGAATATTAAGCGGTTTTTCAGAGTGCTACGCCGCCCCGAGGAACGGTGCGGATTCCGTTGCGACGATGCGAACGGTTTGCAGTTTTTTTGAAGAGCCTGCGGGATTTTTTTCGGGACATTTTTCGTCTACGCATGGAGCACCTCCGGTGCCGTTTTATTAGTGAAGTCGAAGTATAGGCTCATTTGGAGATGGGTGTCACCTTTTACATATTATGCCAAGTAGGAATATGTAAATCAGGCGTCTTTTTGGGCATTTGTGGACGCCTGATCGGTGGGTGGAGCCGCTGGTTGCGGCTCTGCTGGACGATCGGGTTTGTCCCCTACCTCTGGTATCGGTTCGTCCGGTGTTTCTGGCACAGATTCCTGTGCGGCGATTAGTGATTCGACCCAGTTTTGAGGGTCGTTTTCGTGGAGTAGCCGTTCGGCGGATGGGAGTTCCGCGAAGCCGGAATTTATTTCCGCGATGTGTCTCGCGGCTTCCTCGTATGAGGTTGATGTGGCGTAGCCGAATCGTTCGAGCGATTTGCGTTCGATGTTCGGATCTAGGCCGGTAGCCTCGTAGTGCCTGACGATTGTATTAACGTCGCAGGCGGGTCCGAAGGACCGATCCGTTTTGCCGCCCTCGCTGAAGTCTTGGGCGTATTTGTGCGGTGGGTTTTGTGGATTACTTTTTCTTTCGGTTGGAAAGCCACCGGGCGAAGGAGATGTCTTTGCCTTTGGTTTCTCGTCGGTAGATTTGATATTGATTCTCCTTGCTTGGGATTTTTGGTTGCTGGTCGGAGCGGGTATCGTAGTCCGTTCCGTATTTTGTACGCGGCATGATGAAGTCGTTTATGAACATTGAAATGTCCGCGTTGATGGAGCTGAGAGTTCCAGCGATGTTTTTTGCGCCAGTGTTGGCGCGTTCCATTGCGTCGGTGATGTAGCCCGACGCTTTGGAGATTTCTGCTGATATTAGTGCAGAGATTTGCTGAGGTGTTTTGTTTCCGATCAGGGAGCGCACTGTTCGCGCTATGTCAGCTGCGATTGACGCAATTTCCTCTCCGTGTCGCGCGATTAGACCACGCGTTTGTGTGAGAGCAGTATTTGCGTCGATGTTTTTTTCGTTTGCTTGAAGGTTATTTATTTCCTGTTCGGTTTTTCGCATCGACATTGCAGACGAGGCTGCGTTGGTGATGCCCTGGGCGAGTTGAGTTTTCGCGTTGAGTACCTTTGCGGTTTGTCCAGCGGGAGAAGATGCAGGACTGCCGAGGGCGAGGATGCGATTTAGGCCAGCGGCTTCGAGGTCTTTTGCAGAGCGCTGGTACGCAGTCGATGACATGCGTTCTTGGAAAGCCATTTGTTCGCGAGCGAGCGCGATGTTTTTGGCGTTGGCGGCACGTTGGCCGCTTGAGCCGATTAGGCCGCCGGCAACGGTTGCGCCGGCGGCTATGATTGCGGGCCAGACCACTAGAAGTGATCGATAAGGCCCGGAGTCCCGTAAAGCGGGAGAGGCCGAGCCGCGCGAATTTTGAAGTAGACATCGAGGAGCATGTCTGGCTCCGATGGGACTGCAACGACGCGGTCGATGGGTGGGGCGTCCTCGATGAAAGCTTTATCGAGGACCGGCAGTGCTGAGAAGTCTTGGGCCAGATGCCAGAAGTCGAGCGTAGCTGCTGCCGAGCTGCGGAAGGTCGCAGTGA